GCGCCCTTCTCTTTTTCGCTCTGCCGCAATAAGTGACCTAACGAAAGTCGAAAAATCATCGAGGCCGCGCCTGCGCGCCTCTGCCATCGCCCAAGCATATAGCTCGCGGCCCACCGTGATCGTGGTGCGCTTCACATTGGCCGCTCTTTGGTTAGGCATACTTTGGCAAACATTGGCACACAGATGCCTTACTCACAACGCCCACCACGCTTTCGAATCAGCCAAAGCGGCAGGCACGGCATAGACCTTTTGCACCATTGCCGCCGAAGTGTGGCCCATTTGGTAGGCCGTCAGTCCCGCATTTTTAGCCCTTGCAAGGTGGTAAGTGGCGAACGAGTGCCGCAGCGCATTATCGGGCCACTCGGCCAAGACGGGCGCACAGGCGCGGCGTCGGTGCGTGTGGAGCGTTTCGGATGCTACGGGGATGATTTTGCCCGATTGCTTTGCGAGCCACGCTTTGCGCCGTTTGAGCGGCTCGGTGAAGTCCACGATGCGCTGGTCGAATCCGCCGCTGTCTTTCATCGCGCCGGGCGGGACGTGGATCTGCGCCGATTTAGTATTTACGTGGCTCCACTCCATCCGCTCCACCTCTTCAGTCCGAAGCCCGGCAAAGCCGCCCAGGAGCAGCAAGGCGCGCACATGGTCGGGAAGCTCCAAGGCCAGCAGCGCCTTCATCTGGTCGGGTGCGAGAATGTTTCGCCCTGGCTTGGTCTTCGGCGCGGGAACCGCCGTGATCGGATCGTGCGGGATGAGTCGGTTGGCCGCGAGGTATCCGAAGAACATTCGCGCATAGCGATAATACATGGCCTGCGTATTCCCATTAGCGCTGCGCGTTTTAATCCACCGCCGAAGGGCCACGGCCTCGATGTCGCCCACCGCCCCGCGAAACGCCTTGCCGAACGCTCGTTCGAAGATGCCGAGTTTTTCCTCGTGGCTGCTGCTTTGCGGATCGGCCTCGTTTACGAACATCCGCAATGCGGCCTTGACCGTCAGACCGTCAGGATTGTGCAGCGATTGCATCCCCTTCTCGGTCACACGGGCCGTCAGCTTGGCCCCCTCCGCCCACGCCAGTTCGTCGGTCGGGAAAAACTTTCGCACCCTCTTGCCGTGGGCGAAGAAGTCGCAGCACCACGGGTTTTTCTCGTTCCAGTTGGCCCGCCGCACCCTGAAGCGAACGGGGTTAATGTTGCGCGCCATTGCCATAATTGCCAAAAACCTACGCTTAATTGCCAACATTGGCAAACGAAAAGCCGCGACAAGCAAAAACACTGGAGCGGCGTAAGTGTCTGAGCTTGTGCGGCTTTTACAGATAAAAATGGCGGAAGGGGTGGGATTCGAACCCACGGTTGGTTTAACCCAACGCTCGATTTCGAGGTGAATGCCCGCTCCTAATAATCAGGCACTTGCAAAGGCTGTGCCAACGATTGCCAGCATAGCGTAAATTCGGGGTCAAATCCTGTCCAACTTTTGACCCCTAACTGTCCTGCTATGACAAGGCTTTGACACCCGCCGCCGCTTCGTGGCGTCCAAGACCAAAGGCTGGCAAAAGTATCTGGCAGTCAGTTGCACCCACGGGGCCGAGGCCGACCCCCGCGCCCTCGATGCCATGCTTCGGCTTAAAGAAGCGTGGAAACCGCAGTTCACCCTGCACCTTGGAGACGCCATCGATGCCCGGTGCCTCCGCTCTGGAGCGCGCAAAGACTCGGACAGCGCAGACCACGCCGCCGACCTGGCTGATGATCTCATGCAGGGGTTGGCTTTCCTCAAGCAACTCAAGCCGAACGTCTACCTTCTTGGCAACCATGAGGCGAGACTAACCGAGTTGGCCCATTCGCCCAACGCCGTCCTTTCCTACGCGGCCGGCAACGTCATGGGCCGAATCATGGACGAGATGGGCAAGATAAAGTGCCAGGTCGTGCCTTACGTCGGCGTTCACCCAGCGGGCGTATTCCTGCTCGGAGACACGGGATTTACCCACGGATCTTTGTATGGGGTTTCTGCGGCTCGTGACGTGGCAGAGATGAGCGGGCGCAGCATTGTTATGGGCCATACCCACCGCGTGGCAATGGAGAGCGCACGAACGCACAACAAGGCGGTCGGCTACAACATCGGGTGCGGGATCAAGCTGGACATCGGCTATTCGGCCAATCGGCGGCAAAGCCTCGGATGGCGTCACGCGGCGGCATACGGCCACTTCAATGGTTCTCACTGCACGGTCAACATCGCGGTCTTTGATCCGCATTACCGCCTGCCCCTATGAAGTCGCGGCTCTCAACCACAAAGGGGGGCGGCAATTTGCCTCCCTCCCTTGATCCCGACCTCGCCAAGTGGTGCGCGGCCCTATCCACGCAAGCCGCCACCGACGAGGTGCCGCCCGGCTGGCTCCGCATGAGCGAACTGGCAACCATGCTCGGCAAGTCGGAATCGCACATGGCGAAGCTCATCCGCAAAGCCGCCGAAGAAGGCCGATGCGAGACGGCGATGTTTCGGGTTCAGTGCGGCCAGAGGGTTTTGGCGCTGCGGCACTACAAGCTAAAATGAAAAAGCGCGCCACAGCCCCGCGTAAGCGCAAGAAACCCGCCCCGACGATGCGCTTCAAGCTCGACGGCCAATGGTGGCGCGTCCGGGTGGAACGTCCACCCGACAAGGAAAAGTTGGACGGCCTTTGCCACTACCGGCGGCGCACCATCTGGCTAAACCCTTCGGCAGTAAAGGGCGACTTGCTCGGCATCGTCACGCACGAATTAACCCACGCCTGTATCCCGCCAACCGACGAAACCCACGTGCGTGACTTGGAGCGGCTGGTCTGTGCGGTGGTTCGGTGGGCGGCGACGAGATGCAACGATGGCAAGATCAGCATTGGCCGTCACAAAGCATCCTGACTTTTTGTGACCTTCTGGCCGCTGCTCATCTGCACCCTGTGCTATGTCGCCACCAGCGCGGGCTTTGCCTTGGAAAAAAACTGGCCGATGGCCGCAATTTTCTTTGGCTATTCAGGGGCCAACCTTGGATTCCTTTGGATAGCGTCCCGCTGAAATTTCGACACGTTGCCTCAACTCAATTAAAGGTTTTGCCCGTTGTGTTTAATAAAACCCCGCTCAGTTTACACAAAGCGCGGAACCTGTAAGGTCTGCTTACATATGTGACAGGGATGATCACGAAACGGATTTCGTGATCATAGATCAAGCCACCCCGCCAAAGTTAGGCCATCAGCGTCAGCAAACGTCTGAACAAACGCCACAGGCAGAGCCGTCCCGCAGGACGATTCGGCTTGTGGCGCTCGACGTAGCCGACTGCTCCGTAAGGCCCATAAACGAGGCCAAGTTCGGTTGATCGGTGCATGGTTGTCCTCCTTTCATGTTGGTCGCTTTCCAAGGTATGCTTTGAACCGCGCAAACTCGGTCGGGTTCAAGTCATCCTTCCGCCCCGGCGAAACAGTGCGGTGGTCTGTTACATCTTTGAGGCCAAGTTTATAACGGCGCATAACGGGCACCAGATACTCTGCCATGCTCGCCATCTCGTCTTCGCCAAGTGGCCGCTTGTAGGTGTCGCCTTCAAACGCAGCACCGATGCTCCAGCTATTAAGGTCACGCTTGCCACGCCAGGACGAAACGCCAGCGTGCCAAGCTCTCTCGTCTGGATCGGCCAAGGTGGAGCGCCTGCCGTCTTTTGCCACGATGCAGTGATAGCTGACCCTGCTCGCCGGGTTCATGCACCACGCCACGCTGCCCGCGTAAGAGCCCGAAGTGTGATGCAGGACAATAGCCTTTGGAGCAATCCGCCGCCCCTTCGACACGTTCGGGGTGTTGAGCAGTTTTTCCGGGTAACTCTTAGGGCTTTTCACCCTTGTGGCGGGGGCGCTTTTTGGTGGCGCGCTCGGCTTCTTTGGCTCGCTTGGCAAGGATGGCTTGGATGGCGTGGATAAGTTCCGCGAGATCGACGGTGGGCCAGCGCGAAAGGCCGCGAATAAATGATTGAACCATTTTAGCGGGTTCACTTTTTGTAGCCGTCTAACGGCTGCTCGATCTCGGCAAAAAACTTCTTCGCGTTGAAGTCGTAGGCCAAATTCAACTTGGTTCCCGCGCAGCCCGTGAGGGCCAGCGCGGCCAGCGCCAAGATGACGGCGCGCATTACTTGCTCTCCCGGCGAAAGACTTCAAAGACTCCGACCAAGGCCATCACGGCGGCGGCGATGGCCGAAAACTGTTCGGGATCAACGGCCAGACCGAGGGCGGAAAGCAGGGCCAACAGGCCCGAATAAGTGGACTTCTCTTTGAGTCTCGCAACGAGGTAGTTCATGCCCCCGCAGGGGTGTCAAAGCCTGCTGTTCGCCATTCTTGAATGAAAAACGCCCCACAATATCTTTCCAAAATGCGAGAGCCGCCCGGTGAGGAGCGGCCCTGCGTTTTCCAAGGAGGAGGTATGGAAATTAAGATTGCAGTGCTTGGACAGCCTCCGCACTCGCCTCCGCAAAGGTCGCCTGCGGCTGGCCGAAAGCCTCCGCTGGTGCGGGTGTCGGGGATGAGGCCCAGCCAAGCATCACGGATTCCAGCCATGTCTTGCAGGCTGTCATCTTCACGCCAAGGGGCTTGCCTGCTTGGAGCAGGGCCATTTCAAAACGCTGGAGGGCGAGCGTCTGATAGGGCGAGAAGAATTTACTGACTGCTTCTTCAGCGGTCATCGTCGCCACAGGCGGCACGCTCCAAGCTCCATCCGTCCACGCGGCATACGCTGACGGCGCGGCGGGCTGCACGGCCCAATCGTTCGCCTTCGGGTTCTCTGCAAGTTCCCACGCGGCCATCTGGTCGCCAAGGTCGCGGACATCGTTGGGGTCGGAAATGCGGTAGTATAGATTAGGCATAAACTCGCGGGTGGTTGGCGACTGTCGCCGTGTTGTTGTTGGTGATGGTCAAGCCTCCGCGCACATCTTGGAGGTTGCGGACGAGCGGGGCGTAGAAGACGAGACTTTGCGGGCGCACTTTGTCGCAGGTCATGCCGTCCGCGAGGGAGGCGACTTCTGCGGCGGTAAGGGCGGCGTTCCAAATGCCGACTTCGGCTATTTGTCCCGTGGCAAAAAGACCCTGCGAGCCTGCACTTTCACGCGAACCAATTCTAACATTGGCAATGTTGGACACAGAAATTGTTTGTGTCGTTGTCGCGGAGGAACCGGCGTCGAGATAAACGGTGCGGGACGAGTTGCTTTCGACCACAGCACAAGCGTGGTGCCATGTGTTTGCGGAAAAGCCTGTTGTGGTGTCCGTATTGGCACTTGTCCCTGTGCCGATCACAGACAGGCGAACAATGTCGCCAGTGACTGTGCCATCAGCAAATAGCACATATCGCTCCGTGTTGCCCCCGGTGCCGGTGTTGAGATTGACTAGGGCATTGACGCTGGTGGTGTTCGCCATGCGGAACCAGCACGCTATGGTCAGCGGGTTTTGCAAAACTGGCGCGGCGGTCGTGCTCAAATAACGACTGCTGGCTGCTGTAAAATCGTAAGCCATGGCTACGCTGCGCTCCTTATTTCTACGGCGACGAGTTCGGCGTCTCCGGTCATGGTGTCGGCTGCGTCGCCGCCGATGCGTTGCACGCGGACGCGGAACAAGTCGCCCGCGGTGATGCCGTCGATGGCGGTGCAAGTAATAGCTCCAACGGTGACAATGCCAGAGGTGCCAGAGGTGGCGACGGTGGCAGCGGTGGCCGTATCGAAAGAATCCGAGTCGAGGTCGGTCGTGCAACGCTCAAAGGCGACAGACCAGCGGACGTTGCCGCTTGTTGCGGTGGTCGCCATGAAGTCCAGATTGACGATGAGGCCACTGCCGAGGGATGCGGCTTCCGGCATGATGCCGACGAAGACGGCGGATTCGGTGGAGGCATCATCGAAGTCGAGGACGGCGATGCTGTTGCGGGTGTCGAGCGTGGCGAAGGATGTGGCGGTGGGCTGGTTGTCGGTGGCCGTGAAGACGGCGTAGGTCTTGGTGCCGCCTGATGCCGCCGCCCACTTCACTCCCAAAGTCTCAGCCGAATCAACTGTAAGCACATGGCCGTTCGTCCCGCCCACAGGGAGCCGCGCCACGGTGTCCGCTGCCGACGCGACGATGAGGTCGCCTTTGGCGTCCACGATGGTTGCAGGGATGCCCGCGCTGACGGTGGAAGACAACTCCCCCGCCGAAAGCGAAAGCCCCGATCCGATTTGGATCTCCTCGATGGCACCCGCGCTGGCGCTCGTCCTTCCCAAAATCCGTGCGGTGGCTTGGGTT